CTGTCAGCAACAAACACTAATTGTGGTGGGATAATTAACTTCATACCTTTCAACGCTATGTTAAGACCTCTATCATCTGTAAATGTAGAGATATTAATTAGTGAGTCTTCTAGTGAAGTTTCATTAAGATCCGCCATAGTGGTAGCTCTGTTTGCTAGTGAACCACCTCCACCTAGAGGGTGATCTGTAGCTACAAGCACTTTACCATCACCACCTGTAACACTAAACGCGTTGTTTAGTACTGAAGCAGCTTTGATTTGCTTTGTATTAGCCATAGATCTAGCCAAGGCTTTGGTATATCTTGCTCCGAGTCTATCATATAGATTATCTTCAATTGCTTCTTCAGTTAGTGCGAAAGCTAAAGCCACTGTTTCGTGGGTATAACGTGAAGTATAACCTTCGTTAGCTGTATCAAATCTGACACCGCTACCTTCAGCTTTTACTTCTGCGTTACCAAACCCTACTATTAGGGTTTCTTCTTCAAACGCTCTATCAGAAGTTTCAGAATCATAGATTTCTGTATGTTGAGCTTCGTATCTGGCATATTCCATACCGAACAAAGCATTAAGACCTGGCTCTAATTCTTTCGCTAGTTGCGCTCTATTAATTGCCATTATTTATACTCCTGTTGGGTCGATATAGAAATGCTCGTTAAATTTAACAATCACATTTACGTTAGCTGAGCCTGTTGTACTGTTATCTGGATCACTTGAAAAGCCCATGATTCTAAACGTAGCAGTTGTAGCTGCTGTTGTACCAGACAGTTCCATAGCTGACATACCAGTTTTGGTAGAGCCAGAAGTATAGGAAATATCTGCGTTCAAACCGACATCAGTTTGAGCTGGAGAACCTGCACTTTGAATTTCAAATACAGCATCAGGATCATCTATCACAAATGCTTTTATATCAGACGATACAGTGCCATCGGGGAAATGAGAACTGAAAACAGTCTCACCTGAAGAGTTTGTAAAAGTACAACCTCTAAACACACCTAAAGCTTCATCACCAGCCGCAGCTACTAAAATAGTACCTGTGTTGGTCATTTTTACTAAATCGCCTGAAAAAATATTCCCAGAAGCACCAGAGGCAATTTCGTATTCTGTAACTCCACCATTTTGGACTCCAGAACCTAATTTACCTACTACTCGTGCTCCAAACGGGGCATTTTTGTTAGACATAATAAGTCACCTTATATATTTGATTTAAAGTTAAGTAATCAACTACGTTGACCACCGCCAAAAGTTACTTTGCTTTTTCTCTCTGGATTTAAAATCGGAGAGCTTGGGTCTGATTCCTTCATCATATCGTTATCTACAGCATCTTGCTGAGTTTGGGCACGTGCAGCGAAGTAGGAGTTTCTTTCTTCACGTGTTTCATTAGGAATCCTTGCCAAAAGCAAACCACCTCGTTTTACCACTCCTGCGTGTTGGCCTTCATCAACAGTCGTATATTTTTTTCTGTCCTCAACACTTAGTTCTTCAGCTCGAACGAGTTCAAAACCCTCGCTCAATCTTGCAGATACGTTGTCTCGGTCTTCTACGCCTATTGTTTCGGCTCTAATCCACCTGTTGGTATAACCTTCAGGTGCTGCGGGAGCATCCAACTTAGATGGTGGGCTCCATGGTTTGCGAGCTTCTTTACTAGCTCGAGTGTCGGCAGAACGTGATGTTCTGTTTTGTTTGTCAGTATTATCTGTCATATAAGTTACCTTTTAACATATTTTGCGTACTCTGTTAAGGGTACGTTTAATCTTTTTGCCATTTGAACTTCTGCAGGAGACAACTTAACTTGTCTTTTTGAGCCACCTTTGCCAGCAACTCTACCCGCTGAAGCCACCTTTTGTTGAGGCTTCGACTTAGTAGAAGTCTCTTCAAACTCTTGCGGAAACTTTTCTCGCATCCTTTTATCTACTTCATTGTAATAATCATCCGTTTTTGGGTCAAAACCCTCGGCTAACAATGATTTATCAATTGAAAAAGCAGCTAATGTCATAATTTCATCTTCACCAAACCAACCATTTTTTTCAACCCAAGCTTCTTGTTTTGGGTCTAATTTAGGTGGTTGTGCTGGTGGTTGTACAGTTTGTGGTTGAATTTGAGGTTGTGCAACATTTTGTTGTGGAAACTCCTGTTCTAAAGCTGCTTTAGATACATTAACTTTATTTTCTTCAACAGCTATTTTTGCTAAGACATCTTGTGCTTTAGCAACTTTTTCATAATCTTGTATTTCGTGTGCTGATTTTAGAGCTGACATAGCTTGTTGTTTTTGTGATTTAAGCCTATTTTCTGCTTCCATTAGATATGACCTATCTAAATTAGAACTTTTTGCTTTTAATTGTAAGTTCTCTTCTGCAGTTCTTTTTGCATATTCATAAGCTGACTCTTGTCCCCTTTCTGCTTCTCTAAGCTTTCTAGTTAGTGTGTTTATTCTTTTTTGTACACTTTTAGAATAATCTTCTAACTCCTCTTCCTGTTTTGCTTCAGGAGTATCAGATACATCTTCTATTTGTTCATCTGCTTCTGCATCTACAGGTTCTCTAGGTATTTCGGTTTTAGCTTGGGCCTCTTCAACTGGCTCAATTTCTACAACCTCCCCTTCTTCTATTTCTGTTTCTTCTACTAGTTTTGCATTTTCTTCTGCCATTATATCTCCTTATACTGCAAGAATATCATCTGGGTCTAATATGGTGGCTATTACTTCATCATCATTGATGATTCTACACTCAGACTCGTCACCAAGCCTAAATCTAGCGCCAGCATATCTACCTATTAATATCCATTGTTTTTCCTGACACCATGGTTCAGCAAACTTACTTGCATCTTTATAGCAATCAGGTCCCATTTTTACAACATACCCAACAACAGTAGCTAAAGATTCTCTATCTACAGTTTGTTGAACTAAGTGTATACCGCCTTCAGTAACCGCTTTGCCCTTATAAGGTAAAATAAGTATTCTCCAACCAGTTGGTTGTGGCATACGGTCTAAAAATGATTTTTCTAATAATGTAGGGTCTAAAACTCTAGCAGATTCTTTTACATATGCTGGATTTTCAGTAGACTTTGGTCCACCATCATCAGTTGGTGTTTCTATTGTTTTGTTTTTGGATTTTCGCTCTGCCTCTATAGACTTTGCAACATGGTCAGGTACTTGTATCTGTGACATCTTCTTCTATTTTTCCTAGCAGTTCTCTAAATATATTTTCTGCATCGGCTAGAGAACTGTAACGCCCTCGCAGAAACTCATACTGTGCAAAGTCATTACAACCTGCAAGCATTGCATCTTTAACATCTTCTCTTCTGGCCTCTATTTCTTTTAAAAATTTTTTAGCAAGCCAAACAGAATCCATTAATAAATGCCAGAAAACTTACCACCAAACTCAGCTATACCCATACCTCTGGATTTACCTTTACCCATACCAGGCTTTGGTGTTGTATTAGTATCAAATGTGCCTTCATTAGTTTTAAGTGGCGCATTGCCCTTATTACTATAGCCATTTTTATTTTTCAATACTTTTGGTGTTTTCTGTTGATTTATTTCTGTTCTTTTAATCATGTGCTTTATTATTATGTTAAGTTTCTAAATTTGCAAGTTATTTTTGGTTTTCCAGTTCCATTAATTTAAAACGTGCCTGTTGTTCTAATCTAGCTCTTGCGGTATTGTCTCTTAATTCAGCTATATCCTCCATTGTATCAATACGTTCTTTATCCACGTTAATTCTACGTTGCGCTTCTGCTGCTTTTCTTTGTTCTTCTTGTAAGAATTGTTGTTGTTCCATAGATAATTCTTGACCTTTTAGTGCAAGCTCTTGTTTTCTAATAGATACTAATGGGTCTTCATCCTCTGGACTTTCTACATTAGCACTAAACTCTTGGATAAGTTGAGCCATAATCGGTGCAGAAAATTGTGCAAGTATATCACCTGCTTGTTGTATTAACTGTTCAGCTTCAGCAGGAGAGGCTTGTTGCGCTTGTTGTTGAATTTGTTGAAATTGTTGTAACACATCTTGTGGCATTTGTTGTTCACCTAATCCATCAGCTTTCATTTGAAGATGTTGCATAATATGGGAATGTATTAGAGCTTGCACTTGTGCGTTCATTTGCACAGGTGGAGTTTTTAACAAAGCTAAATGAGTAGCAATATGTGCATCATGGTTTTGTTGACCAAAAGCTTGTGCTTGTTGTCCTAATAATAACTTATTGTTTTCAAAACCAGCCTCTAAGGGTTTGGGGTCTGTAGGAGGTGGTGGTGTTAGTATTTGTTCAATGTTATCTACACCTATTGCGGAATACATACGTTTGTAAGATTCATAAATACCATTTGGTCCATGTATTTCTGGATTTGATTGCACTAATTGCATCATCTCTTGTGCCATAGCTATACGTTGTGACTGACTAAATATGTCGGGATTAGATATAGGAAATATATCAATTTTGTCGTCAAAATCAGTAAGTTTAATAGTGCTTTCACCATTGGCAATAGCGTATGGGTACTCTGGCGGTAAATATTCTTGAAACACTTGAGCTAATAATCTAAATTCTTTTTTCTGTGAATTATGCAACCTTTTATGTATAGCTGATAAAACTTTTGTTGAACGTTCAAGTAAAGCTAACGTTGTGCCTACTGGTGCGTTAGGATTGCCTTTGCCAGTGTTTATTTCTGCTATTGAAGCAAACTTTTTACCACCGTCTACTAAAATACCAAGTAAATTTAACAAAGTACCGCTTGGTTCTTTAAATGGTAATGGTTGTATGGATTCTCTTAACGAACCACCAGGTGCATCAACATCTCTAAACTCTCCTGGTTGTATTGGTGTATCTTCATCTCTAATTCTAATACCACGTGTTTTAAAACCTGCGGGTAGATTTGCTAAAGTTCCTGCATCAATAAGCTGTCTTAATATGGATGTAGAAGCTTTTGATAAACCACCAATCATGTGTGTTAAACCAAAACCATAAAATCCTAAACCAGGCAAGAATTTAAAATGCACAAAATATTCTATTTTATTTTTCAGCTCATCATCTTCTCGAAAGTTTCTTCTAATAGACAATATATCATTTGAATTTGCATCTATAGTTACAATGTAGGGTAGCTTTACACCTGTCATTTCTCCGTCTTCGTTCATATCTTCAAAGCCATTGAGCTCTAAATTACAATGAACCTCATATAAAATAGATACTTCACCTGTATCGTGTGCTGCTTCAATACCAGATAATTTATCTATTTCTTCTTTAACATCAGATGTAGCAGATACGTCATCTCCGT